AACGGCTCCAACGTCGGCAAACTCTGGCGACATTTGGCACGATGCAACGCAAAAAACGACGTACATAAATAACGCAGGAGTAAATAGATCTATCTCTGGCACTTTGTTCACGCAAACTACTGATGCAACGTGCGCTAATACCACAACTGAAACGGCTTTAACCTCAACCGGAGTCGGAACGCTTACATTGCCAGCAAACTTTTTTGTGGCTGGTAAAACTATCAAATTATTGGCGTACGGATTTCATTCATCAACGAGCGGTACCACCATTACGATTCGAGTAAAACTTGGATCAACGACGATTCTAACAGCAACGGGGACAAGTGGACCGGATACAAATGCTGGAATCATTATGGATACCGTAATCACTTGCCGAACAACTGGTGCAACCGGAACAGTGGCTGGTCAGGGTGTATATACCGAAATCGGGAACTCGCCTAATTTTAGGCAGATGACTAACACGGCTCCAGTGACTGTGGACACCACTACATCGCAAGCAATCACCATGACCGCACAATGGGGTGCGGCATCGGCAGGGCGAACGATTACCGTGACAAATTTAAGCGTACAGGTTTTAAACTAAGGAGAAAATATGGCAGATCAAATTGAAGTACAAGGCGAGAGCGTAATTATTACAACACAGACCACAGTCGAAAAAAAATCGTATCTCGCTCAAAGGCAAATGGAAATGACAAACCTTCAAGGACAAAAGCAATGGATTGAAACCGAGATCGAAAGAGTTCAAAGAATAATTGATTCTTTGATCGCTTAGTGTTGATATAAATTTTTTAGTATGGTGAAATAAATTAAAAGGAACAAACACATGAAAAAACTGGAAGAAATGACACTAGAAGACCTTAAGATCGCATTTTTTGATATTCAGGAACAAATCACGATTTACCAGGCACAAATTCAAATTGTTGCAAATCGGATTAAAGAAATTCGCAATCCTAATAAATCAGAAGAAAAACACGAACCTTCTGTAGAATAATAAGAGAAAACAATGAAAGACATATTGGTCGAATTTCGAGAAAACGGTGCGATTGTCCATAAAGACAAAGCGACTATTCAAGAATTGGCTGGTAAGAAACACTGTTTTTTGAATCCTAATCTAAGCAGAGTTACTGGGGTTAGCCCATCTTATTGGATGCTTGACCGATATGAAGAAATTGTTCCTTGTACGGAGGAAGAGATGCAACGAAGGGACTCATACCATAGGGCTACCGTAATTGTTTCTAAAGCACCAACAGAGACACTGAATACAAATGATTTGAAGTCAGAATTTAAGCAAAAGTTTCAGATGAATGAAGAATTGCTAAAATTTGAAATTAATAGGATCAAACAAGAGATTTCAGATAACAATAAAAACTCTGAATTAAGACTGGCGCTTTTAAAAGAAGAACTCGCCAAAAGTGAGATTCTTTTGAGTGAGACAAAACAGATCATTACAGATGTTCGAGGGGATATTGCGATAAAATCTTTGAAATCGGATGCAATCTCTTCTTCATTGCAGTCAGAAATGGTAGAGAACGAGAAAAAACTCATAAGTGAAATCGAAGCACTTAAAGAGCAGATCAAAAATAATGATCAACACTCTCAAGATAATCTCAATGACTTGTTTCATGATCTTGCCAGAAACAAGGAGTTGCTAATCATTGCAAATGCAGCGATTGAAGAACATCAAGAGACATCCAAAAAGAGGGCAAAAGTGGGATTTATTTCATTGATTGTACTGGCTTTGGCAATGACCGCATTAGCAATTTTTAGGTTCTAATATGGATGAACAAGAAAAAAAATACACTTTTTCCCATTCGGACTTGGTTTTCATCATCACAGAACTCGGAAAGCTGCCATACAACCAAGTTTGCAAAATAATTAACTATATCGACCAGGTGGCATCCACACAAGCGGAAGAGAAATCCGATAACACATGACTGAGGACATATTAGAAACATATCGGAAAATTAGAAACGATCCTTGGGAGTTTGCCGTTAGAGCGGTTTATACACAAGATCAAAAAGACAGAGTAAATCCGATTAAAAAGTTTCCTGGACACCTTGATTACATGAAAATGTATTTTAAGGTTTGGCAAAAGAAGAGGCTTGTTGCTGTTCCTAAGTCTCGCCGTATGTTTTTGTCATGGGCCACATTGATTCTATATTTGCACGACACGGCATTCAATATCGGGAGACAAACGGCAGTAGTGTCTAAAAAAGAAGATGATGCTGATGATCTTTTAGAGAGAATGGCATTCATTCTTAGGAATATTCCAGAAGAAGTCCTTCCAAAAGACTTAATCCCAAAATGGGAGAAGACATATTGCTGTATTGATTTTCCTGAAATTGGATCGCGAATCCTTGGGTTCCCATCCGGCTCTGATCAGCTTCGTTCGTATGCCGCATCCGGCATTTTGGCTGATGAGTGCGCCTTCTGGTCAGACGCAGAAGATATGTACGCCGCGACCTTTCCAATTATTGAGGAAAGCGGAAAAATGACCATGATTTCATCGGCCGCACCTGGCTTTTTTAAGAAGCTAGTACATGATGAGTTAGATGGTGAAGTAGATGATGGAAACAGGGCCGTTAAGAAATTTCCAATGGACGGAATTGAGGTTTGGGAAAATCCAACCAATAAGTTCACCGTGTTTCAAATCCATTATACAGCCGATCCGAGAAAGAGGGATGGCGAATATAGATCGGTAATGCGATCTGGGATGCCACTGTCGAAGTTTAATCAAGAGTATGAAATCTCTTGGGATACCTATGAGGGTAAGGTTGTATTTCCAGATTGGAATAAAAATATTCATGGCTCAAAAGAGCGATTGTGGCCACATTCTGGGCTTCCCATTATCTGTGGTGTAGACTTTGGATTGACTCCAGCTTGTGTGTTTGGCCAACTTCAGGAGAATAAGCTAGTTATTTTTGATGAGCTAGTTACTACAAATATGGGTGCAGAGCGTTTTACCGAGCTTATTAAGATGCACATTGCCAAGACTTACCCAAATTGGAGCAATACTAAAAAATCAGTCATTATGTTTATTGACCCTGCTGGGCTTCAAAGGTCTCAAAGCGACGAGACTACTTGCGCTCAAAAACTGTCAAAATACTTCAATCCTATGCCTGGATCTTTGACATTTGAGGACAGAAGAGGGGCTGTTGAAGGTTTTTTATGCAAAATGACCAAGGGTGACCCTAACTTTAAGGTGGATATCACGACTTGCCGCGTTTTGACTGGTGGGTTCGATGGGGGTTATCATTTTGCAGAGAGTGCGTTTTCGATAGAGCCAAGCAAAGTACGGCCTGTGAAAAACGAGTATTCGCACATCCATGATGCGCTTCAGTATTTATGTAGCGGAATCATCGGGCGGCGCAAGGATCGTTCAATTCACATACCCGAACCTGGCTATTTATTTGAAAAGTATGGAGGAATGAATGGCAATACAAAATAAGATCGAAGCAAAAGATGATCTGGTAACAATTACATCTACTTATCGTGAAGAGGCTAAAAACGCCAAGGCTAATAGAATGCGGTTAAACCGCACGAACTATGACTGCTATCATCTTCGCCAAGACTGGGGCCATAAGCGTAAGGGGCAATCAAGAGAGTTTCTAGCAAAACAGCCAATGGCGGTGGAGCAGATTTCAACATTCATTCAGCAGGGACTTGTTGATTCTGGCGATTGGTTTGGAGTTGAAAAGGCCCCAGGCGCAAAAGAAACCGTATTCACCGAATCAGAAGTCCACGCAATTATGAAGTGGGCATTTGATAAGTGCGATTTTCTTACTTATGTAGGGGACTCTGTAAAAGATTGTTTGTTGCAGTCCTTAGCAATTACCAAGAATCACGGGAGCTATAAGCCAAAAGCATTTTTCTACACCGAAGTGAAAGAAAAAAACGGGAAGTTTGTTGATGTTCTCAAAAGAGAAACAAAAGACTTTTGGTGTCCGAAACTAGAGCTTTTAAGAGCGGAAGACTATTACCCAGATCCAACCGGAAAAGGGCTTTATGTTATTCATGAAACTTATTTAGATATTTCTGAATTATACGCAATGTCTGAGGGTGATTACGCCATTTATGACAGGAAAAAGGTGGAATTGCTTCACGGCACAATGCTCGAAGCAGATATGCAAGCGGCTAAAAAAGCACGAGAAACCGCACAAAATACCTCGATCAACGGTTATCGCAAAAAGGTTAGAATCAACGAATGTTGGGGGACGATTTTAGATCCTGCAACGGGTAAGGTCATTAAAAAAGATGTTGTCTGGACGATTGCCGATGATCGAGTTGTCATTCAAGAGCCTACCGATTTCCCTTTCTGGCACAATATGCCACCGATTATTCAGGCTGCGTTTATCAGAGTTCCAAGAAGCGTTTGGCATAAAGCACTTATGGATGCTCCAACGCAGACCAACATTGCTCTGAATGAACTTTATAACCTGATGGTCGATGCTGGGATGAACGACGCTCATGGCATCAAACAGATCAGGGCAGACTGGCTTGAAGATGAATCTCAAGTATCAAATGGGATTTACCCAGGCATCACATTAAAGGTGAACAGCCAATGCCCCCCTGGTGGAAAAGTTCTTGAGAGGGTTGATACTAGCTCGATGTCCAGCGAGGCACTGAATGTATTCAATGCCATGTCAGCCGAGTTTTCTGCTTCAGCCTTGACTAACGATCTTAGAATGGGAGTGCTTCCAAATAGAGCGGTAAAGGCTACAGAAGTCGTTGAGGCTAGTCAGAGCATTACCTCTGTATTTACTGGAATATCCAAGGTTCTTGAGCAGACCCATATCGAACCAAATATGAACATGATGTTTGCAAATATTTTGCAACACTTTTTGGATATTGATCCATCTGAAATGAAGTCCGTTCTTGGAGAAGATCGGTATTTGACGATCATCAGAATTGGGAAAGAGGGCCTGTTTTCAAAAGCCTATGATGGATTCCAGTTCAAAGTATTCGGAATTTCAAAGATTTTGGCAAAACAGAAAGACTTCAGGAAGTTCACGGCCTTACTTCAAACCATTGCGTCATCTGATCTATTGGTTGAGGAATTTATCAAGCAGTATTCAATGGGTAAGTTTCTTGGTAAGATTATTAAGTCTTTAGATATTAACGAAGACGAGATTCGTGTTGGGGAGCAAGAAAAGGTTATGGCAATGATGGGCCAGGCAATGTCTGGAATGTCCGGTCAGCAAGGCCCAGATATGCAAAGCCAGATTCCACAAATGGGCGCTCAACAAAGCGCCGAAACAGTGGAAAGCATGATCCCACGATCCGAGTTTGGTGGATTACAAGGTAAAGCTGGAGGAGGAATGGCATGAAAGAAGTAAAAAAGGTAAATATGTACGATTCTGAATTAATTAAGAAGGGGTATAAATCTACAAGGATCGTTCAAGACGGTCTTACTGGAACCCCTCCTTCGATTGATGAAGATGGTTATTATAAAGGAACCCCAGATCAGTTGGCTTATCTCAAGCAGAGCGGTCGTAAAGTAGAACCTAATCCGGAAGAAGATTGATGGAAACCCAGCATAAACTCACACTCATTCAAAACGGTCGGATGGCCGCCATTGCCAATGAACACCTCAAAAGCATTATCGACAAACATCGTGTCGCGCTTCTATCAAAATTAAAAAATCTTGCTAGATCAGGTAAACATGATGTGGTTGAATATGCTAGTACAGTTGCCGCATTAAATGTTTTAGATGATGTTCAACTAGACATTAAGAAACAAATTGATGCGGCGCAACAAATTGAAAATGGAGTGATTAGAAATGAATGACGATCAAAACACACAAGCCCCTGATAAAAAGCCTATTTTTGTTGGTTCAAAGCAGTTTGCCAACGAAGAGGAATTAGTTAAATATACCGAGCAATTACACAATAAAATCATTGAAAAAGAGATTTCAGAGCGGCCTCCAGTAGCAGAAACCGTAGCTGGCCCTAAACCATCGGAACTTCTTTATCAAGATCCTGATGCGTTTTTTGAGCTTGCCGTTCAAGAAGCAGAAGCCAGGGTTGAGCGGAAGTTGACTAAAAAAGAGCAGGAAACCGCTCTGATGAAAAAGTTTTGGGAAGAGAACAAGGATCTGAGGGACCATGAAGAAATGGTCAGCGCCCAGATTGCCTGGAAGCGGTCGCAATACAAAGATTTGCCAGCTTCGCAAGCTCTCTCTAAAATAGCTTTAGAGGTACGAAATACTGTCTCTAAAATCCGTGGAAGCACTTCTGGAGGTAAAGAGCTTTCATCTGGACCAGCGATGGTCGCTGGAGCCAGCAGCGGAAACACTTCCAATACGTCCGTAACCGCGAATAAGCCACAAACATTTGTGGACCAACTCCGGCAACGGCAATCAAGGGGTAAAAGCTAATCATGGCTCAATTTACTTGGACTCAAGATTCGCCTTCTGGCCCGTACAAAAACCATGAACTTTCTTCGTTGCTGCGTGATGCTGCAATCGCGGAAACCAAATTCATGCAATTTGTAAAGCCGGAAGCTGGATATGGTAAGAAAAAAGGTGAATCAATCACCATCACTCGTGTATCCAACCTAGTCGTTCCATCAAACGGTCGATTGGTTGAAGGACAACAAATCCCAGAAGACGCGCTTCAGCTTTCAACGAAGTCGATCACCGTGTCTGAATGGGGGCGCGCTGTTCCTTACACCTCTCTCTCTGATGATCTCTCAAAGATCGGAA